ACAAATACAATCTGGTTCGGGTGCGATGTTATCTATCATATTCAATGTTTATAAGTTTGGTATTTGTGTAGGATTCATTGACCGCACTTGGAAATTATGATATACTAAGGGGGTTCGATACCCTCTTTTTTTATGACCGAAGAAAATCCTATTGTTGATGTAGAATCAACTGAAGTTCCTGAAGAACCAGAACTGTCCTATCAAGAAAGAAAAAAACTCGAAGAAGCAAGAGTTCGTACACTCAACAAAATGATCAAGAACTACAAACGTCGTATGAAAAATCCACTTACGGCTGTAAAAAATATGGATAATAAATAAAATTATTTGAGGATCCTATGCAAGCAGTAGTTTATACGAAAGACAATTGTCAGTGGTGTGATAGGGTAAAGTACTTGTTGGGTCATGTAGGTATCGAATACTTAGAGTATAGATATACAAAGGACTTTACAAAAAATGAATTTTATAATGAGTTTGGTGATGGTGCTACATTCCCTCAAGTATCAATTGGAAGCAAACATATAGGTGGTTGTAAGGAAACGCTACACTATCTACAGGAACAAAAACTGATATGACAAGTACAGAAACAATCTCTCAATTTGTTGACACAATAGTTGATGACTATTCAATCAATAAGAAAAAAATTCGTGTTGACTTCTTTAAGTATTTTCAGTCGGAAGATATCGATAGAAAAACTATTAATGAATATGCTTCTAATCATATTCATCAAGTGACTGATGTATTAGAAGAAGTTGAAGGTGCTTTAGATGGAGATGAAATTTTATCTGAGGCATATTCTCATTTCAATAAACCAGAACTGAGAGAATTTAAATCACTTCTTGATAGATTTGTTTCTGATGTAAAAAAATACAAAGATTCTAAAAGAATCGTTCGTAGAAAGAAAAAGAAAACCCCTGATCAGCTGGTCAAGGGCTTGCATCTTCAGACCAAACCCTTTATAATGGAGGGGAAGAAATACATTCCAGTTCCCACTGAGAATATCATTGACGCTAAGTCAATCTTTCTATTCAACACAACTACACATGACCTGTTGTTTCTTTCTGGTAACTCTTTGTCCTGTAAAGGTGCAAAAATTATCGGATACGATGAGAAAGTTTCTGGTTTGAAAAAGTCAAAAAAAGTTATTGAAACTCTTGACAGAGTTTTTCAATCACAGTCCTGTAACTGCAGGACAATTTTTCAAACCTTCCCAAACAAAAGTAGACCAGTACCAAAAACTGTTTCTCCTAACTATATTTTATTGAAAGTTTTGTAATGCCGTCATCAATCCCTGACAAGTATCTAAATACTAATGTGCAGGCTATGTTAATTGGAGGTAAGGAAGAATCACCTGCACTGGAAAAAACCTATGTCCTCCAATTAAACAAACTATTTTCTTTTCTTAGAAAACGTTACAGATTGGAGGTAACAATTACCAAGGAAGATAGTCAAGGAGAAACAAAATGACAGAAATAACGACATTGTTTTTTAGTTTTATGTTCTGTCTGATAGGTGTTACTATTGGATTTATTTTTGGATGGTTTGGTAATGGTTACTTTAACTCTTATATTGAAGCTAAATTAGGTCCCTCCCTCCATCCAGAAATGATGGATGGTGAAGGTTTTCTTGTTAATGAAGAACTTCTTGCTGTGCGTTTTGTTGACGATGAGGAGTGGGATGAAGACACAGATGAGGATTAACTATGATCTTAATTGACATGAATCAATGCATGATCAGTAACCTGATGATGCAAGTGAAAACAAATAATGAACTTGATATTAATCTTGTTCGTCATATGGTTCTTCGTTCGCTAAAGTATTACAAGAAAACTTTTTCTGATCAATACGGACAACTAGTTCTCTGTTACGATTCCAAGTTCTATTGGAGGAGAGAACTATTTCCTTTCTACAAACAAAATAGAAAAAAAGATAGAGAAAATTCTAACTACGATTGGTCTGAAATTTTCAATTGTCTAAACAAAATTCGTGATGAGATTCGTGACAACTTCCCTTATGTTGTTATGGAAATTTATGGTGCAGAAGCTGATGATATCATCAGTGTTTTAGTTCACCACACATCCAAGAAAGAATCACAGGAGAAAGTTTTGATTCTTTCTGGAGACAAAGATTTCTTGCAGTTAAGTAAGTATCCATTTGTCAGACAGTACAATCCAATTCAAAAAAGGTATCTAACCTTAGAAGATCCCAAGCAATTCTTGATGGAACACATCATCAAAGGGGATCGTAGTGATGGTATTCCAAACTTCCTGTCTGATGACGATACATTTATTTCAGGCAAGAGACAAAAACCTATTAGCAAAAAGAATCTGTGTAAGTGGATAAAATCTTCACCAGAATCTTTTTGTAGTGAAGAACAACTCAAAAATTTTGAACGCAATCGAACTTTGATTGACCTGAGTTGTATTCCAAAAGAAATATACCAAAAAATTGTGGATGAATTTGAAGTGTTAAATAGAGATGTAAGAAGAGGAGTACAGATCAATTACTTCTTGGAACATAAACTCTCTACACTATTAACTGAAATGGAGGATTTTTAAAATGGCTGAATTACCAGTTGAAAAGATGCTTATATCTGAAGTTCTACAGAAAGTATCTAACGCTAAAACTAAAAAACAAAAAATCGAACTGCTACAAAAGTATAAGACACCTGCTTTGCAGTCAATTCTTATCTGGAACTTTGACGAAAGCGTAAAGAGTATGATTCCAGTTGGAGATGTTCCTTATACACCAAATGATTCACCGAAAGGAACTGAACATACATTGCTTTTTCATGAGTATAAAAAACTCTATAACTTCGTGAAGGGTGGTAACGACGGACTGCAACAGACTCGTCGTGAAATGATGTTCATTCAAATTCTAGAGGGACTACATGAAGAAGAAGCGACTATTGTCTGTATGGCAAAAGACAGTCAAATCGGAAAGAGATACAAAATCACAAAAGCATGTGTCACTGAAGCTTATCCAGAAATTCAATGGGGGAATAGGTCTTGAAAATAATCCACAAAGATTGCGATCCAACGCTTGCAAATGACAAGAGTTTACCGTATACTGCATACTTGATTGAATATCTACAGGATGGGATGACACATTTTGACATTGCAGTCGGTCGCAATCGAGTGGAAATATTCGACCATTATTGGGACAATTATCGTCACGACTTTGTGAACATGACACAATCAGAAGGAAGAGTTAATCCTAAACTGTGGGGTATTAAAGCTAAAGAATCTAAAAAGAATTAAACTATGACAGTCCGACTTATTACCGTCACTCCTGACGCTGAACAAACTATGGGTTACGTTGCTCGTGTGAGTAACCCTGCAAACCAAGAGAATCCTAATGTTGCAGGACTTCTTAAGTATTGCATTAATCATGAACACTGGAGTGTGTTTGAACAATCATTCATGACTCTAGAGATTGCAACTACACGTGCTATCGCAGCTCAGATCCTGAGGCATCGCAGCTTTACCTTCCAGGAATTTTCTCAACGTTATGCAGATTCATCCCTGTTGGGTTTTGATAAGATTCCTTTGCCAGAATTGCGTCGTCAAGACACAAAGAATCGTCAGAATAGTATCGATGATCTAGATGACTTCACTGTACAGAGTCTTCAGATGCAGATGCAAACCTTGTTTGACTCTTCTATGGCACTCTATGAACAGATGCTAAAACGAGGCGTTGCAAAAGAGTGTGCTCGCAATGTGCTACCTCTATGCACACCCACTAGGATCTACATGAGTGGTTCATGTCGTTCATGGATTCATTATATCAATCTGCGTTCTGCACATGGAACTCAGAAAGAACACATGGAAGTTGCAGAAGCATGTCGTGAAGTCTTTGTTGAACAGTTCCCAGTGGTCTCTGAGGCCCTTGGATGGGTTGACAAATCTGAGTGAATCGATTAGTATATGTTCATAGGAACACATATTTCTATGAACATTTTTGTTACTGATGAGTGTCCACATGCATCCGCTAGGGTTCTTCCTGACAAACATAT